TGAGGGTGGGTTAGTAAGTCTTTCTATTGCCTCCTTTCTTTCTTGCATTGTATCTACTAGATTGGAGTCTAGTAGTTCAATCATAAGATTGGCACCTAAGATAACAAACAGGAACAGAAAAAGTAATCTCATGAGAAGACAAAACCATTGGTAAATTCTTTGGTGGTGAATACACTCTTACCATTGATTGCACCTGTGAATAACCTCACATACCACTCAAAGTTGCTTTGGAAGACTCCTTCACCTTCAACACAGAAGGCATTACATAAGGCATTTAATCTGCTCTTAGTTGTAGTAGTCTGCCAACCACCATCAAAGATCATCACAGAATCATCCTGAATTTCTGCAATCAAGTTATCATGCAGAAAAACTGAAGTAACAACAACTTCATTGCCATCATTATAGAAATTGATGACTTTAGTGTTGCCTGATTTCCAGTCAGTTTCAGACTTGATTGCTTCAATCATTTGTGACTCAATCTTACGCATGATGTGTGTTTTAGTGAAGAATGTTTTGGGGGTCAGTGAAGCAAACTCTCAGAAACAATACTAGGAGAGAAGTGGGAGTGAGAAGACTGAACCCTTATACTATAGGACCACTTTAGAGGTAACTAACTTTAATCACAACTCACTTAGCATCTCATTTAGTTCAACAATGTTGAGAGAATCATCATCCCACTTAACACCATCAAGAGTTGCAGGTGTCATCTCAATCAACATGTGTGAGAGTGACTTATATCCATGCTCTCTATACATTCTTGCCATTTCATATAGACACTCATCATTTTGCAACCATAGTGAAACATTCCAGGTTTCATAATTAGTCCATCCATTGTAGGATTGGTCTGTGAGTTGTGTCTGATAGGTTGCTTGAGTCATGCTTTGAGTTGTATCCATACTATAGGACCACTTTAGAGGTAACTAACTTTAATTCATACTAGATTGCATCTATTTCAGTATTAACCACAGTGGTGATTGTTCCGTCCTCATTGAGAAACTCATACATTACTTTATTATGAGAAATGTCTGCCTTTCCAACTAGAATAGCAGTAGCAATAATAAACTCAATCATGAAAGTGGTGTTACAGTGTGACGCTTACAGTTACGATTTCCAACATACTTATCAACCCAATTTACCAACCTATTATTCTGTGCAACAATGCCCTTATGTGTTGTTGGTTTAGTGGGCATTGTGCGATTGAAGTCTTCTATACTTCCATCACTATATTCAATCCTGATGTTGTAAGTTGCTGTGGTGGTTTTCATTAGTTGTATGTTTTGTTTAGATAATCTTGAAACATATCACCCCATTCTTTATGACTTAGATTGTCAAGATAGTTGTGAAGAAATTCTGTCATAAATTCTGGGTTAGACAGATAACCTTCAATAACTCTATCCTGAACACCATCTTGTCTGTATCTGTTAGTTTTTTTCATAATCACATTCCATTCATAAAGTCATGAATTGCTTCATTATATTCCTCTTCTGTGTTGTATGTTCTACCATACATTGTCAGAGGAAACTCTTTCTTTTGAAACATTGTTGATGCTACCTGAACATCTTGTTTGTCATAACCCATTTCAATTAGGTTCTGAACATAGGGGTTTTTGTGTGTCATAATGATTCAAGGATAAAAGATCTTGCCTGATAAGCAGTAAATTGATTGGAGAATGTTGCAATCTTTTGCATATCTTCTCTCCAATATAATGCCCACTTATGTGAACCCCATACACCCTTAACTAGGATGGGGTTATCAATGCCAAGGGGATAGGGTTTCATGGTTTGGTTGCTTACACTATAGGACCAGTTTAGAGGTAACTAACAATCTATCAGGATATTATGCTGCCTCCTCATAACCAAACATCTGCTCAAACAAGTTATCACAATCATCAGCAGATTCTTCTGCCTCTTGCATCTCACAAATCCTGTCAAGTTCATCTCTCATTGCTACTAACTCAGATTGCTTTGTGCGTAACTTAAGGAGTTCTTCATTGATATAATGCAGTCTGGTGTTGATACCAATTCTGTCTAGTCCATTAACAGCAGTCACAGTGTGATTCATGTTGTTAATCAATACTTTTTTGTCAGTGATGGTGAATTTCATAATTTTGAAGTGTGCTTATGCTATAGGTCCACTTTAGAGGTAACTAACAATCTATCTACAGTTTTCCACTCACTGTTGCATCACCAATCACATAAGTGTAGTCTTTCATTGTACCATCTTGCTCACACTTTAGATGCCATCTAGTCATTTTAATCACCTCATCTTTCTCAAGGGAGGTAAGCATCTTTCTACCTTCTTTTGTCATGGTAGAGTGCAAATCAAACCTAGTTTTCCAGACATAAAATGTATCATCAATCAATTCTGATCCATCAGGAATCTCTACAATTTGTTTGTCTTCAGTCACTAGAATGTTCATAGGGGTTGTTATATTTATTAACGAATGTAAAGAAAAGAACCATGCTCATCACAAATATCTGGGTTATCTACTAATTGATTGATCCAGAATCTGATACCTTTAGCAGGTGCTTTGTATGATGCTGGTTTATAGCAAGCACCAGTATTTTTATCTACAAACATGGCACAACTCCTGCCACTATCTCTCTCACCATTGATGACCCTAAATTGCCATACTTTAATATATTTCTTTCCTACTTCATACTCCCAGTTAGTATAAACACACCTGCCTGATTCAATAGAATTGACCTTCCATTGATTATTAACAGTTTCAATCAATGCTTCAAGTAGGTAGAGTGTTTTATCAGTACCAAGGTTGGTGATAGAAAGTTCAGCAGTTTGCATTAGAAAAGTGTGATAGGGTTGAAATGTTTGGTCAATAATGTTCATTCAGCAGCAGCATATGCTTCAGTGAATGTATCATAGAAACTATCCCATGCTGTTTCATTCTCTACAAAACCATCACATTTCATCATCTCACATACCCAATCATATGCCATATCAATGTCAGCATTTGACTCACTGACAAACTGACACATTTGACCCATAATGTCATCCCATTGGGATTGATTGGATGTGTTAAGTTTGAAGATTGGAATTGCCATTGATTGTGTTCTCATACTATAGGTCCAGTTTAGAGGTAACTAACTTTAATTCTTTGCAAATTTGCCTGAGTTGAAGTTAGCATAAGCAAAACAAGGACGATCAACTAGTTTGAAAGTTCCATGCTCATTTGACATAACAAACCCTTCACCATCTACCTCAATGTCATCATAGATGAAGGACATTGGGGCATCATTGATGATGAAACTGTCCATAACTTCCTCTTTCATCTCTACCACCATCAGGTAAAGATTGACAAGGTAGATGTCACCCAACACATCAAGTAAAACAGTGTCAGTAAGGTCAACACCCTCTCTAATCAATCCATTGATGTTACGGAGTGCCACAGATGCCTCTGAAGGAGACATAAACTGTACCTTGCTTGTATCTAAATCAGTGATGTCAAACTCAGTTGGTGGCATACGATCAACTGAAGGTTGTACCCACTTGATGATAGCAGTATCATCAAAGATCTCATCCAGTGGTTCACAAATAGCATTACAAAATTCACCAGCAATAGTTACTTTAGTGTGAGGTGCAATGATAAGTTTTTGTGAAGGTTTCTCTGCAAAAACATATGTTAGAGTATTTTGTTGCACAATGTGAGTACGACCAAACCCCAACCAATCACCCCAATAGATGTTCTCTGTTCTGGGCAGATACTTCAGGCAATGTGATAGAACCTCAAACACTGGCATTTGATGACCAAAGTGCTTGTAAAGGTCATCATGATTGTAACACTTTCTGTCTTTCTTCTTATTAAATGCTGCCTTTGTGCAAACAAAGAACTCACCATTGTCAGGATTGGTGCCCCAAACTAATGACATACCATCCATCTTCATGGATACTTTACTCTCTTTGCAGTAGAGTGCTTCAATGGCAGACAGGTCACCAGTCAAAATGGTGTCCTCAGGATGTTCAATGTGTGTCTGAGTCATTTTAGTGCTTGTCATACAATAGGTCCACTTTGTGGGTAACTAACAATCTTCTTACGTTTTTTCTGATGCTTTGCTATAAAGTTTCTGGCAGATTGTGTGTTCCTGCATATCTTGATGATGTTTGCTTGATGAACAATAGCAAGTTTATTTCCATTGATAGGAACTGCTGCATAGAATAATTGTGCATCATCCCAATCACCTATAGTGAAGGATAATGGTCCTGGATTAACATCCAGGATGTTACTGTTTGTTGGTTGTTTAATCATACTACATCCAAGAACTTGGTTTGAGATGTTTTTGTGCCCTTATTGCCAATATACTTCCTGCTTCATTGCAGACTTTAATAATTAAATCCTCTGCTCCATCAAGTTCATACCTATGCTTAGATCTACTGTGTCTTAAAAAACATGAAAGAATCATTACCTCATCATTGTTTAATTCCATAGTTACCTCTTCACAATAGAATCAAGCATCTCACCTTTTTCAAATACAGTGTCAACAACCCTCTGAATACTTCTCTCAGTGGCAATACCTACATTAGAATAAACAGGCACACAAAGCATACCATAAGTCTTAGACTTCTGCCCAATTCTAATCACCCTACCAATGGTTTGAGTCATCTCAATGGCATCCATGTTGCGCATAAAGACAACACCTTCAAGTTCAGAAACATTGATACCCTCAGACAGGATTGACCTGTGAAGAACAACAAATTTCTTGCTAGGATCTTTGCCCCAAGTGTTCAAGGTGTCAAAGAATTTCTCCCTAGATACTTTCTTGCCATTGATTACAGCACCAGTTTTAGCAGTGATGTAGAGGTAATTGTAGTCTCTTTGTTGCAACTCATACACAAAATCTGTCTGCATAAGTTGCGTCAACTGCTTGGTGGTCTTGACACAAACAAGAATCTTTTTCAGTTTCAAGTCATCAATAGATGCCATAATGTTCTCTGCATCCATGTTAGGAGTGATGGACTTTACAGGGTGCTTATCCATCTCAATCACCTTAACTTTAGGAGGAAGAATATAACCACCCTCCACCAGTTCAGGTGCAGAAACCCTAGCAATCACCTGACCATAAGTTTCAACCCAGTTCATGCCTGGTTTATGTGCAACAGCAGAACATTTGCGTGTAGCAGTAAAGAAGAAGGCACGATCTGCCTTATCAGCAAGTACATCAGTGGGACCATAGAAGTGACGCTGAACACTGTTATGTGCCTCATCAAAGTAAACAGTATCAATATCAATTCCACTCTCTACAATGCGATGCAGACTATGATAAGTGGTAAAGATAAGACTATGAACACCAACAGTTTTGCACATTTCATTGGCAAGTCTAATCTGTTCAGGTTTAGTGGTTCTGAAATGTTTTGTATCACCACTGTGAACATGAATTGCATTTGCATTATCAATGTGCTGAAGATAATCATCACAGAGTTGATTAGCAAGCAACAATCTAGGAGCAACAACAAGAATTGTCCTGTGCTGCTTAACCTCAAAACGCCACATTGCATCCTTAATTTGAATCAAGGTCTTGCCACCACCAGTGGGAACAATAACCTGACCCAAAGAATGGGTGCGCAAAGTGTTAAGTGCAGTTTGCTGGTGGGGACGAAGGGTGATCATCAATGTGTGTCTCTGTAATATAGGTCCAGTTTAGAGGTAACTAATAATCTTACATACCACTTTGTCTTGCATATGTTCACAAATTACTTGATTCCATAGGGAGAAGTATAGCACAAATCCCCCCACACATACAAGTGTAACTAACACTATCTTCATACTTTCTTTCTCTGAACAAGATTAATTTGCACACTTTCAGTAGGATACCTTGCTTCTACAAGTTCCTTGATAAAACTACGCTCTGCCCTGTCAGATTCAATCTCAAAGTTGTGTTTAATTCCACGTGAATCTCTCCAATAACCACTACAAGTAAAATACATTTCAGTTATTCTCCTGTTCTTCTTCTTTCTTCTTACCAGCATTAGATGGTCCTACCCAGATACGACCTTCCTCCTTCCAAAATGTGATAAATGCCCTGCGAAGTTCCATCAGTTCATCATAACGTGATTGCTGTTCTTTAGTAAGAGAAAAGTTTTGAGTCCTCCAGATTTGCTTCAGTGATTGAATTTCTTTGAGCACAGTAGAAGAGTTGTTCATGATAATCAGTTGTTGATGTGAATTGCTTGGACAGTTTCAATGAGGTTTTTTACACTTTCTCTAGTGTATCCAATAGCATAAGGTGCTGTTTTCTTACAATTTTTAGGATCACTGGAATCACAATTATAGTCCACACCATCAAGAACCTTGAAGATGTGCTCAAGTGACTCCATAATCACCTCAAACTGTGTTTGAGAGAGTGATAGAGGTGGCATTGCTTTGTCCATACACTAAAGGTCCAATTTAGAGGTTACTAACAATAATTAAGAAGGAATTGCTACCAGTTCAGGTGACTTTCTCCTATCAAAGGAGTGCATATCATAGCAAACCCATTCTTGCTGCTTAGTCCATACATAAGCATACTCTTCATTGTTATCTTTATCAAGATACTCACTCAAAGACAATA